CAGCCATGCCAGCGCTAGCTGACTGGGTTTGCAGTTCTTTTCTTTAGCGATGGATTCCACGCGGGCGACCAGATCGAGGTTCTTCTGGAAATTCTCGCCCTGAAACCGCGGCGAAAAACGGCGGTAGTCGTCAGGCGCGAAGTCCTCGAAACGGTTGATCTGGCCAGTCAGAAAACCTCGCCCGAGCGGTTTTCGACATAGCCACAGAGCGCCGGAGCGGTCACAGCGACCCCCTGGACCTGGTAATTTGCCACGCGGATTTCAGGAACCGTGACCGCCAGGATGCGGCGTTTGCTTTCCCGGTTCATGAACTGCCAATCGAACAGCGGCGCGAACGCGGTCATGAGCGACCGCAGCGAGACCTTCTGAGGAGGAGCCTCGCGGACCAGCGAATCCTTCGTGCCCTTCAGCCGCGTGTCGATTTCAGAGAGACGCTGGTCGCGCTCGGCGCGCGTGAGGACCGCTTCGAAGAAAGCGTCCAGGACGCGGGTTCGCTTCGCGCGGAGGTTCGTGAGGTCCGCCTGCAGCCGCGTGATGCGCGCGCGAGAGCCGTCCGTTTCGGATTTGGCGTCGAGAGCGCGGAGCAGGCCGGCCATGAACTCCCGGTTGGTGAGCCGGTCGGAGAAAATACCGTCGAGCTTCCCCTCGAGGCGGTCTCGATTCATGTACTTCGTGAGACACCTCTCGCCGACACGCGAATCGAACCGCTGCCGGCACACGTAGTAAAACCCGCTGCCGTCCCGCCCGTACAGGTTCGACCCGCACTCACTGCACTGCAGGAACCCGTTGTAAGTGAAGTTGTGCTTCACGCCGGAGCGGTGGCGCCAGTGGTGGGAGTCCTTGAGCGCGACGATTTCCTGAACGCGCTGAAACTCCGTGTCGGTCACGAGCGGAGTCGAGATGACCTTCACGCGAATGACCTCGTCGGGATCGCGGAGGATCTTCGGCCGGTCGCCCTGGCGGCCGCCGGCGGAGTAGCGCTTTGCGCTCGGAGCCATGTTCCGTTTTTTGTTGTAGACGCGCCAGCCGGTGTAGATCGCATTGGTGAACAGCGTCCGCATTCCCTGCGCGGTGAACCCGAGTGGCTTCGCGAGCTCGGTGTAGCTGGTCTCGCCGGATAGCAGCCGACGAAACGCGTCGCGGACCATTTCGGCTTCGGGCATGAAGAAAAACCCTTGCTCCTTGGAGTAGCCCACGCCGAACGGGAGATTAACGCTGCAGCCGGTGTGCTTCCCCGCGCGGCGCATTTCTTCCTTGGCGCTCCAAACGCGCTCCCGAATTTCCGAGAGTTCGTTGCCCGAGATGATCGCGCGGAGGCCTGCAACAAGTTTTCCAGTTTTGCTGTTGAAGTCCAGAGGCCCATCAGGGAGATACAGCAAAGTGCCGGTGTCCTGAAAAACCTGGAAGAGCACGTAGTCGCCGAAGTTGTCAGGACGCATGACGCGAGAGAACTCGCGCACCACCACGCCTTTGATTTCGGGAGACTCGATGAGCCGGAGCAGTTCCTGCATCTCCGGCGCGCGGAGCACGGCAGTGCCTGAGACGTCCGACATTTCAACGGTCTTGATGATGGTGAGACCGTAGGCCGCAGCGGTCTTGCGGTTCGCGGCCTTCTGCGCCGGGATGCTCGCGCGGTCGTCGCCGGCTTGCTCGGATGTCGAGACGCGGATGAGCTCAATGACTTTTTTCAAGCGGCGCCTCCTCTTCGAGTTTCTCTTCGACTCCGACAATTTCCCCGACGTAGAGCAGGACCCCGTCGAGGTCGTGCGCCTCATACGCGGTCCGCAGGTTGGTGAGGATTCGCTGCCGTTCTTTTCCGACTTCCACTAAAGCATCGATGAGACCGGACTGGGTAGTGGTGTGAGTGGATGACATGGCCCGTCTGTTTCCTTCCTTCACGAAGAGAACCGCTGCAATACCAGGGAGAGCAGCGGGTTCTCCCTCGTGAGTTTTTCTCACTTTCTTTACGAAAGGGTCAAGACCATAGTATTACTCATTGTGGTTGTCAAGAGTAACAGTAAGTTCTGCACCAATATCCACAGAGGTTATATTTATTAAACTTATTATAGTTACTCCAGTGGTAACGTTACCTTCACTTGCAATGGCCTGACCCGCAAACTGCGACCGCGCCGGCCACGACGCCGATGGCGAGCCACTTCGCGGCTTTCTTGATTCGCTGCAGCACGCTCCCGCCCTTCGCCGCCGTCACCGCGGTGTCGCGCTCCTTCGTGAGGCCGCCGATTTTTATGGCGTCGTCGGCTTTGTCCTGTTGGAGCACGAGGACCTTGGCCTGGCATTCCTTGCAGGACGCGGCGAAGTCGAACAGCGGCTTTAAATCCGCCGCCGGGATCGTGGCGGTCTGTCCCGGTTGGACCCCCGCGAGGTTTGGGTTGCCCTGCGCCAGAGCCGCCGGGAGATTGAGTGTAATCGGTTGGGGCAGGGGAAGTACCTGAGGCATCGCCTGAATCACCTGTGTCGGCGTCTGTGTGCGTTTTTTGAGGTCCTCGAGCTGCGAGAGCGAATCCCGGAGAGCCGCGGCGCGAGCGTCCTCCCGCTTACCGGCCTCGGCGATGACGGAGTTCTGCGCGTCGAGCGTTGCCTTCAGCCGAATGGCATCCTCGCGCGCCGCAATCCACGAGCCGCCGAAGATGCCGATGGCCAGGAGCGCGACCAGCGCGCCGGCGATTTCAATCTTGTGTCTTAGGGTCAGCATCAGGTCCTCCTGGCTGCGGAGGCGTCGGCGCGAGCACGTTCTCCTGAATCGAATGCCCGAGCACGAGACCGCCGAGCGTGGCCATGAACCCAACGTAGACGGGTGTCAGTTTGCCGAGGATCGCCATCGTGTGTCCCGCGATGAAGAAAGCGATAAAGAACGCAGTCGACCGTCCGTGAGTGAGCTGGAGGATCTTGTGCGAGAGATTTCGGAGCCACTCCATGTCAGACCTTGTGCAGAAAGTAGAACAGCAGGCCGACGATCACGGCGCCGACGAGAGTCGCGGCGCGGTCGAGCCCTTTGTTCGAGAAGTCGGGAAGGATCGCCGACGGGAGAATCATGGCCACGAGAAAAACTGCGAACAAAACTCCGAAGAGCTTCGGGACTGCGAGCAGGATCGCGGCGACAGTCACGCCGATGAGGAAATGCAGGATGTGGTAGTGCGCTAGAGATTTTTCGGCTGTGTTGATATTCATGGTGGAACCTCCTGTGGAATGCCCGCCGCTGGCGGGGGATTTCTGAGCGCGGCCACGAGCCGCGTGACGGTGTCGATAAAGCGCGGCCAGCCAGTGAGGCCGCCGTTCACTTTGCGCCGGACCATTTCCCAGTTCTGCTGGTCCGCGGCCGCGGGGACGCCGCGCTCGTGAAAGAACAGCGCCAGGATGTCGGCGGCGACGGCCGGGTCGAGCGCCAGGTCGGGACTGGTCTCGAGGTCCCGCCCGATTTCAGAACCGAAGTGCGCGTAGTCCCATCGGCCGGTGATCTGCACGAACCCGCGGCCGCGGAACCTCACGCCGTCGCCCGGGTTGGTGTTGCCAAGGTCCTTCCGGTTCTCGTACAGATTCGTGAGGTAGGTTGGCCCGCCCTGCTCCTTGATCGGACCGAACTTCCCGGTCTCGACCGAGACCGTCGAGATCGCCGCGACCGCGCACAGTGATGAGTAGATGCCGCGCCGGTCGAGCGCCGCCTCGATGAGCGGCCAGTTAGCACTGACGTTCACGAACGGTCCGTACGGACCGAGGATCGCTGCGATGATTTCTGGCGACAGCGGGAAGTTCATTTGTGCACGAGGCCTTTCACAAGTTCGAAAAGCACCGCCGAACCCACAGCGAGGACCGCGGTCATAACCCAGTTCTTCATTTTCAACGTCGACCCCGAGCTCTCGAGGATGCGGATCTTGTCGTGGGCAGCCTTGATGTCCTGCCCCGCCTTCACCATCTGCCCCTGAATGAACACCGCGTCAGATTCCGCTTTCCTGCGTTGCTCTTTCTGCACGTCATCCAGGGTTCGTAGAACGTACAGACGCTCGTCGCGCCACTCGCCTGACGTTTCGATACTCATGCCCGGTCCACTTTCGCAATCGCCGCATCGCACTCGAAGAGTTCGCTCGCGAGTTCTTTCATGCGCGTGGTGAGAGCCGTCGCCGCGGTCTTCCTGGCTTCGTCGATTCTTGCGAGCAGCAATTCCCGGCGGAGATACGGCGCGAGCGCCTCGCGGAGGTCGGCATAGTCGGGTTCCTTCGCCCCCACGCCGGTGCGCTCGAACTTCATCCCCATCTTGATCGCGAGCGAGCGAACCACTGCGGCGATGCGGGCTTCTGGAGTTTCGTCGTGAAGTCGTCCGTTCATGTGACCGTTTCCTTTTTTCTTTTACGAAACGAAGATCACGTCCCAGAAGCCAGGCGAGAGTGTGTTGTAGGCCGACGTGGTGAGCGGATTGTTGGCACGCTGGTCGCCGCCGCCTTGATACTGCCCGAAGATTTCGGGATTTATCGGATTGAAAAAGAGATGAATCGCCGCGTTGTACCCGGCGCCGTCGTTGTCGTGGAACAGCCCTATCCAGTAGTCGTGGTCGCGGTCGAGTTGAATCGCGATGGCGTCGCTCGTGACGAACGCCGGCGCGGTGACTGTCGGCGTTGAACCGAACGCGGCGACGTGGGTCGCCGAGCCGCCGAACAGAATCGGAGTCGAGTCGATAGGAACGAGGTCCCCTGGCAGAGTGCGAATGACGCTCGCGCCGGCGATGCTGATTCCCGTCCCGCCGCACGCTGCGTAGACGATTTTCCATGTCGCCGCCAAAATTCGCAGAGACCCGCCGGGTAGCTGTGCCCAGTTCGTGTACCCGTTGAACCCGAAGTTTGTGCCCGTGCCTCGATTGCCTTTGATGATTGGAGTGCCCACGACCGGGTACGTTCCGCCGCCGCCGCCGCCGCCGCTGGCAGCGTTTTTCCATTTGCTCGTGCCGGAGTCGTAGGTCAGCACCTGGCCGTTGGTCGGCGAAGACAGCGCGACGTCGGTGTCGCCGGCGAGAGTTCCGCCGCCACTCGGCGTGGTGTTTTTCCATTTGCTCGAGGCGAAGTCGTAGCTGAGGATCTGGCCGTTGGACGGCGAAGTGAGCGCGACATCGGTGTCGCCGGCGAGAGTTCCGCCGCCGCCGCCGGCGAGCGCGGTCCACGCGCTGCCGTCGTAGACGTACACGGTCGCGTCGGCGAGATTCGGAGCCATCCATCCGAACTTCGGCGCGTAGAACTCCCAGAGTCCGCCAGGGGTTGCAGGATTGTCGGTCGTCCACACCGCGATGCTCTTCGCATGGCCCGACCAGGCGCCGGTCGGAGACGCCGCGACGATGTAGCGGTCGCCATTCGCCGGCGAGCCAGGCGGCGCCGTGAGCGCTTTCGAGATCACCGCACACTGCAAGAGGACGTCGACCATGCGGAGGAAAGATCGGAAGTCCACGTCGTACGTGTCGCCCGTCAGCGCGCTGATCATCTTTCCCAGATTCGGTCCGTTAGATACGCTCATCGCTACCCTCCAAAATCCCCGCCGAATTCCAAACCGAACCCCTCAGTGCTCGAGCTCGGGGGCTCCTGCAGGTACGCCGCGTAGACTTTCAGTTGCACACCGCCGGTGCTTCCTGGGACCTGACAGATCGCGGCGATTTTCGCTGCGAGCGTCGGCGCCGACACACCTGATGCAATCGGCATCCACACGGTGCGCCTCGCCACAATTCCAGCGCCGGCGGCCGCCGAGTCGAGTACCGTCTCCGTTCCTCCGATGAACGCGCTCACTTTCCACGCGGGGAGTGTCTGCGACGGAGCCACGAGATTGTTCTGCGTCACTTCGAAGTCGATCACGAGCGCGCCAGTGCCGCCGGTCGTCCCGTTCATCATCTCGGCTTTCACAGCGACGATGTCACCCGGAGAGCCGGCACACGTGAGCGTCGCGAACGTCGAGTCGTCGCCGTCGATGATGTTTCCCGGATTCAGGCACGTCCCGGTGAAAATGTCGTAGACGCCGGTCACCACACTGCTGTCCGCCCAGAATCCCGGCGGCCATCCGGTCGCCGGCTGCGTCGCGATGGCCTTCAGAGTCGTGGTCGTGTTGATCGCAATCGGCGCGGTGTACAGCGTCGAGGCGGAGGTCGGCGTCGAACCGTCGGTCGTGAAATGGATGTCGAACCCCTGGTCCTGGGTGAGCGTCACCGTCTGATGCGCGGGATACTCGCCGCCTCCCACGCCGGCCGGAGGATGTGCGACAGCAGGGATCGACGCGAATGTCACGATGATCGCGTTCACGATGGAAGATGCAAAAAACCAGGCCGGATTCTCCTGGACCCGCGCGCCGAAGAAATTCACAACCAGGTCGAACGTCGCCTGCGAGCCGAGCACGCCGAGAGTACCGAGCGGTGTCGTGTTTGCTTCGTACTCGCGAGCGGTCATCCCGGACACGCCAGGGTTGATGTTCCCCGTGCGCGTCGCGAACGCGAGCAGCGCGTACTGCGTGACGTTGCGCGTGGTGTTGCTCGTCTGAATGAGCGTGCCGAACGGAAAGGAAAACTGCGAGTCCCATCCGATGCCCCAGTTAATCCCGGCGACGTCGGGGACAAAAATCTCGCCGGCGTTCGGCGCGACTTCGTGGATCGAAAGGAACATCAGACCAGGCGCCGTCGCCGTCGCGACCACTGCGCCGTTCGGTCCCACCTTGGAGTAGGGAATAAAAAACGCCTGCGTGAACATGTCCCCGCCGAGGCCGGCCTGCGAGAACGACGATGGACTCCACGCGCCGTGAGCCGTGTCCCTCACGTCGAGATCGGGATACGGCGTCGAGTTACTGTTCGGGTCAATCCACGTCACCACAGCGAGCAGTCCGTGACCGCCGGCGATGGTTGACGTGAAGGCCTTCGTCACCACGTTCCCGGAGGGAGAGTGATTGCTCGCAGATTGAACGAACGAGACCATCAGAGGAGCAGGCCTCCGACTGCGGTCGCGCTGAATTCATAGCGACCTGGCGACGGGAGCGTCGTGGCCGGCCCGAACATCTTCGTCGTGACAACCTGCGCGAAATAACTCGAGAGCACCCCGACGTTCGACCGGACCTCGAGAGTCGTGAGCTTCGTGAAGTCGGGATCGTCGAGGCCGCGCTGCACCGCGGTGTAGGTGAACGTTTCGAGTGAGGCGACGTTTACCGGAGCTCCGAACGCAACCCCCGCGATTTTCTTCTGCACGGTGAAGAATTGCCCGGCCTCGCCGGCGACGTCGGCCGCGTCTTGCTGGACCGCGAGCGCCTGCGTAAGCCGGTTCCTCGAGCTCCATGTGATCGTGAGATCGCCAAGCACGGTCGCCGGCCGAACTCCGTACCCGTGCCCGTTCACGCTGATATTTCCCGGCGGGTACGGACGCAAGTGCCTCGAGGCCGTCGAGAGCGTCACGTCGGATGCCGCGGAGACGGCGAGCTGGTCGATGGACGTGTTTGGAGTGAAGCGCGCCGTCACCGTGAGGTCCGCGGGATACGGCGTCGCCTGCGTCAGGTTCGCGCCGTGGGAGAAGAAAAACACCTTAGCGCCCATCGCGTGGTCCGCGGGGACGGTGTCGAGCAGACCGCGCGCGACGCCGGCGATGCTGTAGGTGCCGTCGAGATTCAGCGTCGGCGTAGTCCACGCCATGATCTCGGAGTCGATCATGCAGAGACTCTTGCCAGCCAGGAGGTCGGCCGGCGCCGCGGCCGCGAGCGAATCGAGGTCGATACCTCCGGCGGCCGACAGAACGAACCCGGTGGGATCGAACGCCGGGAGACTGGCCGGATACGCGGCGTTCAGCAGGCCGATGGGACAGAAGTCTGACTGAATCCCTGAGTCGGTGAAGCCGGCGCCGGAGTTGGTCCAGATCTCGAAAGATTTCTCATTGACCGCCGGGTCGCGCGCTGCCATCGCGAGCGCGTAGATGCCGAGCGGGAGTGAGCTGCTCTGCTGCAGCAAGTAGGGAAGTTCCACGAGCTGCTCGGAGGAGCACGGCGTCGCGGCGCCGGCGGGGTTCACCCATCCTGACGCTGGCGGAGCGACGAACGCCACGCTGTTGATTCCGAAGATGTCCTCGACCGCGTCAATGCTGATCTTCCCGTCGGTGAGTTCCCCGTAGTTAATGCGCGTGATGCGAAACACCTGGTTCTCGATGCCGAGCGGAACCCACGTGAATCGAAAGACCCCGCCAGGCCGGAACTGCGAGGCCGTGCGGTTCGCCACCAGCTTGATCTTGGCCAGGGGATACGTGAGCGTCTTCAGGACACGCATCGCCACGAGCGCCGCCGCGGCCTCGGAGCTCAGTCCCTTAAAGTCGATCACTTGTGGACGAACCTCGCCGGTGACGGCGATGTTCGCCGGATCGTAGGCGCGGATCGTGCGGTCCTCGAAGTTCGCCTCGCGCGACGAATAGCGAACGTTGAGGAGATTGCTCGTCTCCTCCCACGAGCCGCGCGAAAAGTCTGCGGTCGCGAGGACGTTGTCGACGTTCAAGAGCGGCAGAGTCGACGGGTCGTAGCCGCCGCGCGCGAGGACGATGGTCCATAGCCCCGTCGCCGGGTCGGAGTAGAGCAGACCATCGCAGTGGCGGAGAACTTCGCCGATGAGCTGGTCCGCGCTCGCTTGCGTGTCGAACTGCATCGATATGCCGAGACCCTCGGCGGCCAGCGTGACGGCCGCGGCTGCGAAACTCGCTGCGTCCATCCGTGCCGTCGGGATGCCCAGACCGTAGTCGACGTTGGTGAGGGATTCGTAGATGAACAGCGCCGGGTTTGCGTCGCCGGCGATGTTGGCGATGCTCGGCCCCTGCGCGAGCGGATCGGGACAGCGCCGCACCACGAACGCGAGCGGCTTCAGATAGTTCGAGGTCCCCACATACAGTTGCTTGAAGACCGCGTAGCACTTTCCGCGGTATGCCGAGGCGGTGTGCGAGTGCTGCGTCACGATGACGAAACGGTCCCCGATGGCGAACTGCGTCGAGCCGGTCGCGATGAGGAGATTGATCCGCGAGCAGGAAAATGCCTGGTCCGCCCAACAAGCAAACGAAGCGTCGCTGTTCTCCGTGGTGTTGCTTTGCGCGCCGGACCTCGAGCCCACGACGGAAAATCGCATCTTTTGGAACGTGCCGTGGAGCGCGTTCCCGTCGATTCCCACTGCGGTGACCGTGAACGTTTCGTCGAGGGAGTGGCTGCCGGCGGCGAGCGAAGTGATCGTGCCGTTCCCGACGCCGTGAAAGTCGCTGCCGATGCCGGACTGGTCCGTGACGATTCGGTTCTGCTTCGCGCTGAGGTAGTCGTCCGGCTGCTGCGTCTCGAGGCCGCGGTAAAAATTGATGATCCCGGAAATGCCGCCGCCGCCGCCCGGAGCGGTTCCGCCAAACAGATTCGGACCCTTCGCGGTGACCTCGATGTAGTTCTCGCTGCCGTCGCCGTTCAGGATGACCGCGGTGGTCATCGGGATGTTCTTCCCGTCCGCCTGAATCCCGACCAGCGCGACGTTCTCATCGCCGTGGCCGAGCATGAACTGGCAGCCGAGGAAGTACTTGTAGCCGGTGATTTGCGTTCGCCCTAGCTCGAGAATCCCTCCGCCAGTCTTGATCGCGCTGCTCTTGAGGTCGCCCCACCACACGGTGTTCCCGCCCTTGATCATGACGGTGCCGGCGAACACGGGGATCGCGCGGCCTTCGGACGCCGTCGGGACGGAAAAGTCCCCGAGCGCCGATGGCTGCGGACCCACGGGATGCGGGGAGAGCAAAACGCCGACTACGGTTGTGGCAACGAACAAAAGCAAAAGTAGCCAGAAGAAAATTCCACCCCTTTCTACCTGCGCGCGTGCCTGCGCTGGTTTTTATTTTGTTCAGAGCGCGTCGCCCAGCGGCAATTTCTCGGCGTGTAGTTGCCGTCGTTGTCGCGCCGGTCGAGCGTCAATCCTTTTGGCCGCGGCCCCATGTCGCGGAAGAAAGCGACGAAAGACTTCCGCCAGCGCTGGCAGACGCGAATCCCGCGTCCTCCGTAGTGCTTCCAATCGTCGCTCCGGGAATTCGCGCAGCGCGCCAACATGTGATCCCATGACGCGTACTCTGGTGTTCTGCGGAGTCCGTGCGTTGTTTTGATGCTAGTGGTGACTTCCCTTCGAAGACACCCACAGCTTCTGGTCTGCCCGCTTCTAAGGTCATGGCTCGTGACTTTCGTTCTGTTCCCGCATGAGCATTTACAGCGCCAGATTGGTCTTCCGTACGGTGTAGTTCCACCTCGTCGTAACGCGACGAGCCTTCCGAATCTTCGTCCACTCAAATCAAGAGCGCGCACTTAATCCTCCGATTCACCCGATGCTCGCGGAACCATCAAAGGGATTAACTGTTGGGATAAGGTCAAAACCAAGAAACGAAATCGTTCTTCCGTAGTGCGAGCATGCCGAAAAGCTCAAAGCACAGCCAGCAGTTCCACTCACGGAAGCCCCCGCGGCCAAGTCGTTGATCGGCGATATTAGCGTTACTTGCGCGCCGGCATGCGCGACGATCATGCGGAACTGATCGCCGACTTGTAGATAGCCCGCCTGCAGGGTGTCCGGCAGCGAAGCGAACGCGGGGATCGTCAGTACCGTCCCGGTCGAATCGATCGCAGTGATCGTGCCCACGTAGGTGTGCGCCGGGAGATTCGCGCCGCATCCCGCGTCGCCGAAAATGTGCGAGCACGGCGCCTGGTAGAGCTGCTGCGGGATCTTCCGCTGTAGCAGGTACTGCGCGGAGTTGCAGGTGAGCTCGCACTGGTCCGTGAAACGCGACGAAGCGATGACTCCGGTGAAGAGCACCACGGTCTCGGTGTCGGAGTAGTGGGAGCCGAAGACCGTGACGGCAATCGGCGAAGACGGCAAGTAGGGAAGGCACAGTCTCGCCAGAGGATGGTCTTTTGGAATAAAAATTTTGATCTGGCCGGAAACGACTTCGTTCGATTGCTCGACGCCTGTGCGCGAGATCGTCGTCGACGCGTACACTTCGCCCAAGTAGGTCACTGGATTGTCTGCGCTCGTGAGCGCAAACGAGATGCCCGTGCCCTGGAAGAGATAGAGCTCGTACGGGTCCGCGCCGAACCCGGATTGCTCGACAGTGTCAAAACTCACGGGATCTCCCTCGGAACTTCCTGCAGCGAGAGCAGAGACTCGGCGTGCTCCGTGCTGTCCCACTTGATGGACACGCGGTCTTCCTCGAGCCGCGCGAGCGTGAGAAACGAGACCATCGTGGTCGCCGCCGGGAAGTTCTTCCCGGGTTGCGCCTCGAGGGTGAGGTTCTCCGTGCCGTCGCCGTTGTCGATTGCGCCGGTGACCTTGGCGTACACATTTCCGGTGCGGTCGACGGGGATGAAAGCGATGAACCGCCGCGCCGCCGTCGGAAAGAAAAATCGCGAATAAAACTCCGACTTGATCCTGATGCCCGAGTCCGTCGAGAGCACGTCCTGGTAGAGCACGAGGTCCTGGTCCCACGTCGGAATCCAGAACGGATTGAGCTGCCCGAACCGCCGGAGCATGAACGCGCGGAACGCGGTCACGTTCGGATGCGTGTCGAGCCACCACGGAAACTCCTGGCCCACGAGCGCTGTACCACCTTTGTCGATGACTTCAATCGGCCCGACTTTCGGATCGACGGTCACCATCGACCGCTTATAGCTGCGCTTGAGCGGCGACTTCTCCCAGTTCGGCGGGATCTCCAGGACGTCGAAACCTTTGAACTGCGTCGGCGACGTCGCCGGCGCCGGCGCCGGCTGGCCGGCCTCGCCGATGAAGTTCAGGTCCACCTGGTCGATTTCGCTGCTATGCCTCGAGACGTCGACCGCGGCCGGGAGCCGGCAGAGGAAAACCGGAATCACGCGCGTCTGAGGCCCGCCCTTCCAATCGAGCACCGTCGGAGAAGAGACCGTCACCGAATCGGGATTCACGGTCACGATGGACAGCGCCTCGAACGTGAACTCGTCGACCCAGATCGTTACCAGTCCGCCGGCCGCGAACTGGCGGTCCGCCGTCGACACGGGAATCACAAACGTGCCGGCCGAGATATCGGAGAGCAGCGGCTGCGCGTCCGGCCACCACGGGACGCCGAATGGCTGGTTCTGCCAGCCCCAGATGAGCGACTCCATCCCGGCCGCGTCGCGCGCGTTGAGCGTGAGCGCACGGTAGCGCATCGCGCGACGTGGCAGCCGGCGAAGCGCGCGACGCTGCTCGCTGTCGGAATAGGAGCGGAGCACATCCGTGAAGTACTCGAGCGTCTCCTCCATTCCCTCGCCCCACTCCGGCGCGACAGAGAAGAGCACGATACGAGAGCCGGTGATCTCGAGGTCCGTGCCGGCTACGCTGCTAAGAAAAGCGAAGACCAGCGACTGGCTGATCTGCGCCGGTCCCGCGCTCGGGACAGTCGCCTGGTAGATGAAAGAATCGAGCGCCGCGAAAATCAGCGGCTCGCCGTGGATATCTGCGAGCGTGAGACCGCCGGCGCCGGAGATGGTGATGGACTCGAGCGTCTGGTCAGCATCTCTGAAAGCGTTCCAGACCTCGACAGCGAACTGCGTCGCAGAGAGAACGAACCCGAGCGCCTTCACGCGCGGAACGATGATGACCTTCTCGAAGAGTTGTCCGCCGAAGGCCTCGACGCGCTGGCCGGCTAGATTGTGGTGCGCGATGGCGACTGCTGGCTGCGGGACGCCGGCATTGCCTATCAGCGGAGAAGACGCGCGACTGATGGATAGCGCGCTGGTGAACAGCGCCGACGTGATATCCGATGAACGATTCGCCGGGTCGAGCCGGACGTCGAAAGAGAAGAGCTGTCCTGCAAAGTTCGCCATCAGTCCCCTATTGCTTCACGACTGCGAAGTTCGGAAAGAGCTTGTAGGTCGTCCCTCCGAGCACGTACTCGTCGGCATTCGAGTAACCATTGCCGACGGCGTTGGTCGAGAAAATGTTCGGCGCGGTTCCAAGCATCGAGTAGCCGGTAGTGGTGCCATCGCGCAGCACCCACAGATAGACCGGGAGCAGGTTCGCTCTTCCGTCTTGCGCGCTCGTTTGCTCGTACTGAAATTTAAAAAGAGCAGCGGAATCGGCGTAGACCGGATAGTTCACCTTCATGGGGGAGCTCGCGCCGCGAACCGAACTGTCGCCCTGTTTCCCGGTGAATCCCTGGTCGGGTCCGCCCGCAGAGTTAAAGATGCCTACCCACTTCCCCGTCCATGAATCGACATCAGCGCGAACGAAACCAGGACCGCCGCCCTCGGCGTCGGAGTTCACGAACGGACAGTCGGAAGAGCTTGTGAATCCTGGACTGTTCGGTGTCGACACCACGAGTCCGGTGTAAAAACCAGACACAGAGCCGAAGAAATACGGTCCGCCAGTGAAGGTCCCTGCTTTCTGGATCGAGAGACCCCATCCGATGTGGACGAAGAGACCGGAAGTCTTCTCGACCACGATGACGATGTTGTCGGCGGTCGAGTCCGCAAAAAAATAGTAGTTCGAGAACGGACCGGCAGAGAGTGGCATGCCCACGCCGATGGGGAACGTGGAACTCCCGATGGGTGCGCCGGCGGTCTGATTGTTGAATGGTTGGCCGGAGTCGAACGCCGTCCCGAGATACATGTGCAGGCCGTACGGCCTGGTGGTAATGCCGGTGTGCCACGGGACCGCGGTCTCGTTTTCCACCGCGCGCATGTGTACGAAGTTTCCATTGTGGTGAAGCGAAGCAGTCCAGCCGGCTCCTTCCACGGCGCTCCGGTCCGTCGTCCAGCCGAGACTCGCAAGCCAGGTCACAATCTTCTGGAGGAGATCGGTGGACGTCGCTGCGGTTCCCGTTTGATAGCTCATGGTTCCTCTCTAGGCCAGCCGCACCGCAAAAAAATCTGCCTTCGTGTTGCGAAAAACGTTCTGCACCACGAGGTAAGGAATCCCCTTGATGGTGACGGTGTTCTCGGAACCCTGCGAAAATCCGCTGGTCGCGTGGACCCCGTCGAGTTCGCCGTACACGTTCGGCGTGGTATCGAACAGAACGATGGGGAGCAGCGGATATCCGCCGTCGAGATTCGGCCGCCAATCGTAGGCGGTCAAATGGTCGACGTACGCGAACGGCCACACCTGCCCGAAGAGGTTCTCAGCGCTGCTGATGTCAAAGCCGCGCCACGCTCCCGATGTGAGCCTGAGCTGCAGCGTACTGACATAGTCGAAAGCGAGCTGGCTCGCGCTTGGGATCGCGAAGTTCCGCATCTCGGCACCCGTGTAACTCCAGCGCCAGGACGGGTCGGTCGTCGCCGGCTCGTTCTGGAATGCGAGATTTCCTCCGACGATGAGCGGGTAAGCGAACGAACCCGGAGCCATGTAGCTCGCCAGGAATCCGAGGTAGGCCGCGACGTAAACCGTCGAAACCTTCGCGATGAGAATCACGCGTCGGCCGCTGGCGATGATCCAGTAAGGGATCGAAGAGTTCCACAGCGTGAGGACTGGCGACGCGTGAGCTTGGCCGACACCGCCGACGTAGCCTGGCTGCGCGTTGAAAGCCGCTGCGGGGTTGTACGCGCTGAATCCGCCGAGCCGCCAGTTGTAGTAGTCGGTGGGGACGTCGAAGAAAGTTTTTGCTCCGACGATGATCTCGTTGAGGCCGCCGTTTCCCGGAGCTTCCCAGATCATCTCCGAGCCGGCCACGCGCCGGAGTGAAGTCCAGGGAGGACACACCGCGAACGTGAACACGTCCCCGCCGACGAACGCCGTCCCGCCGGCGGTGATCGTCAGGTTCGCCTTCGTGGAAGCGAACGCCACTCCCACAGTGCCGGTACCGAGCGAGCCGGAGACGGAGCCCGCCACACCGAAGTGCGTCGCGTCGGTGAACGTGACGGTGATCACTTCCGCGACGCCGGCGGAGCCGCCGAGCGCGGCGATGGTTCCGTTCCCAGTGCCGGTGAAAGACGGCGTGAGCGCCATGCCCTGCGCCGTCAGAAACGTGTCGAGCGTGTTCAGCAGGTCGGCGTAGTCGGTCGCGGTTCCTATTTTGACGCTCATCTATCCGCTCCTTGAGAGTGCTTTCCCCGCGGCCTTCGGATTGTTGGTGAGGTGCTGGAGGATGATGTTTCCCGCGGCCTTGCTCGAGAGATGCTTCAGAATCAGGCCTTCGTCGAGACCGATTCCGAGATTGATGTTCGAGTCGCCGAACCCGCCGCCGCCGCCCTGCACAAGGCCGCCCTCTGCGAACTTCGGAAGAGCCAGGTGCTCGAACGAGGGGATCTTCAGGCCGCGGTTGATGGCCTCGAGATTGTGAACGCCGAACGAGGAGACCGCGTCGGCCTTGACGATGTACTCGCCGGGTGAAACGCGCGCGGGAATCGAGTCGGACTTCGGACCGCCAGGACCCGTGATGAGGCCGCCCTCGGCCGCGCCGACGCTCGCGCCCACGGAGCCGCCGCCGGAGAACCCGCCTGCAGCCTTCAACAGTTTTGTGACCAGGAGCTGGATGTACATCTGCGCGATGATCTTCGCGATGGAAGAAACCACGCTCGAGGCCAGGTTCCTGAACGCCAGGCCGACGTTCTGCGTTCCCTGGAAGAGCATGTCGAAGGCTCCCGACAGTCCAGTCGTGAGCGTGTCCTGAATCCCGGCCCTGAATGTTTTCATTTGCTGGCCGACGGTGTTCGTCTGGGTTGTGAAGCCGGCGACTTTCTTCTGAAAGTCCGCGGCCTGCGCGATTTCGTCGTCCGTCTTCGCGTTAGCGGTCATCTGGTCGGCAAGCTGCTGCAGCGCGGGAAGCTGCTGCCGGTAGAGGTCGAGGATTTGCTGGTCGGCTTGCGCCTGGAAGAGTTTGCCGTTTAAGACCTTGTCCTCGATGGCGGCCTTCTTATCGTCGAGGACCTTGATCGCGTCGGCTCCAGACTTCTGCTCGTCTTGGAACGTGGCCTGTGCCGCGACGAACTGTGCGAATGCAGCGACCTTCGCTTTTATTTGCTCGGGAGAATCGACTCCCTGTTTCAGGAGCGATAGCTCGTATTGTTTGACCTCTACGGCGAGCTCCGCCTTGACGCCCTCCAGCCGCTTGCCCTGCGAGTCGGCCTGTTTCTTTTCAAATGCGGCGATTTTTGCGTTGTTCTCGTCCGTCAGTTTGAACTGCTCGTCGTTCAGAGCCTGCACTTTCGTCCCGGAGTCGTAGCGCGCTACGGTGATTTTCGCTTCCAGTTCCTCGACCTTGGTCAGCGCCTGGATCTCTGCCGCTCTCTGCTTGTCCTTCTCCTTCGGTTCGGCGCCTTTCTGTGCGAGCGCGGCTTTGCTGGCCTCTTTCCTGGCGCTGTTTATGCCTTGCTGGAGGATGACAATCTCTTCCTTGCTTTCGGAGATGACCGCCGCGCGGCGCGTTTCAAAATAGTCGTGGATCGAGAGCAGCCCCGCGTCAAAGGATTCCTTGTCGACCTGCGCGATTTGCTTCGCTTTAGCACGATGGATTTCCAGTTCGTCCTGCAGATGCTTTTCGAGTTGCGCGAGCTTGGCGCGTGCTGCAGCGTCGCTCGGAGCGTGGTCTTCTATCGGCGGCGCGTCGGTAGTCTTATCCGGGCGGAGTCTGTCCGCTCTCTCTTTTGCGCGTTTCGCCGCCTCCTCGTCCGACGGGAAGAGAGCGTCGTAAATTTTCTGCTGCTGCTTTTTGGCGTCGTCGTCGATTGCTGCGAGCCGAGCGACGAACTCTTTCGTGGCGTTGTCGGTAGCGGTCGCGAGCTGCGCGGTCGCGGCGCCGGCTGCCCCCGCGGTCCCGCCTGTGATGTATCCGCCGATGGCGGCGAATGTGGTCTTCGCGAACTCCTTCGTGTGGTTGAACGCGAAATCGAATACTTCCTCGACTTCGGCCGCGGCGTGGCCTGCGGTAGCGCCGACGGAGAGCAGGCCGAACGCGATGTACTTGATCGCCGTCCCCGCGGTCTTTCCCAAGTCTTTGAACGCGCCGCCGCCGCCGTCATCGCCGAGCGCGTCCAGCAGCGCCTCGCCGACGTCCGTGATCGCCGGAAGCATCCCGGCTTCGAACTGCGTCGCCATCCCTTTACCGGCATCGCTCAGTTCCTGCAGCGCGGCCTTCGCCACGCGGAAAGAGTCGGTGGTGTCCTGGTCCAGGAGCAGCCCGAGCCTCTTGACCGAGGCCGTGATTTTGTCGAACCCCTCGCCGGCTATCGCGTTCGCGACGGGGATGATGTCGGTGCCGGCTCTTTGCCCGAAGATCGCCGCGGTGATCGCGGTCTTTTGGAATCCCTTCTCCATCTGCCCGAGCCGCGTGGTCACGAGCGCGAGCATCGCGTCCGGCTTCAGGCCGATGAAATCTTTCTGAGTGATTCCGAGCGCTTTAAAACTGACCGCCGCTTTGCCGGTTCCCTGCTGGAACTCGGTGATCGTTCGCGCGGCCTTGAGGAGAGCCTTGTCGACACCCTCGGTGGACACGGCGACTTCCTCGGCGACGTGGTGGAACACGCTGAGCGTCTGCGTCGACAGCCCGGTCTTGTCCGCCATCTTCCCGATATCGACGGCGGAGTCGAAGGCCTCCTTTCCGATTCGCCCGAGCTCGAGCGCGCCGGCCGCCAGGACGATGCCCTCGAAGGCCTTCTTGAGAGACAGACCGGAACCGGCCGTCTCGTCCTGCTGCTTCTTCAGGTTTTTAAGCTGGCTGGTGAGCTCCTTGATCGCAGCGGACACGCCGGTGTCTTCGGCGGTAAGTTTGACTTTGATTTCAGGAGCATCGGCCATCGGCTAACTCCGTAGAATCCGCGGGAGCTTCGGCGGATCTGTCTTTCTTCGCTGGTGCGGAGCCAGAGCGCTCCACACGAGCAATTCCATTTCGTAGTTCCGTCGCGCGCCGGCTCTCAAATACTCGAGGTACGCGAGCAAGAGGTCCCGCAGCGGCCACTCGAAAACTTCGCGAACTCGGCCAGCGTCGTGGCGAGCGACTTCGCGAATCATCCCCGAGAAGTCTCCGAGGTCGACGGAGCTGCGTTCTTTGTAGGGGGGACCTTTTCGCTCCGGCTCGAAGATCTCGGGGAAGTCGTCGACGATGGTTGCCCTGACGAAAAAAAACCGACGACGAACCCCACAATCTCCTTACGCATCACGGTCTTCTCGTCGATGTCCGTGATCGCCGCGAACCGCGCTGCGTTCACGTCGGCGTCCTTGCGGTTCCACACCTTGCCTTCTTCGGTGAGACAGCCGGCCAGGATGTGGTGCGTTTGGCCGGAGAGCAGGATTCGAGTGAGGAGTTCCTCTGCGCGCTTTTCTGGCGAGCGTCTAACGCCGTCAAGCTCGCTGAGGATCTCGACCGCGCCGGCGGCCCGGACATGCGCGAGGATGTAGTCGTCTTGGCTTGCGGTGAGAGCTTGCGTGATGCTGCGGAACTTCCTGCCGTCGAGCGTGATGCTTTCGAGCATTCAGACCTCCGGGACGGGATCGCCGCCCGCTGACTTCGAGGCGGGAAGCCGGCCACGGTGGTGTGGCTCCCCGCCGCCCCTAGAAGGACACCACGCCGGTTAAGGCGCGCCCTTTCCCTCTAGAAGAACGTGTACTGATAAAACGGATCGCCCGGATGGTTCGCCGAGTCGTCCAGAATATTTCCGTCGAGCGTCCAGTTTCCGTAGTCCTCCGTGATGAGACCGAACTGACCGTTCGGGTTTAGGTTCACGCGCCAGATGTCGCAGCCGATTTTCTGGCCGTCGACTGGGTCGGGAACGAAAAGGATGTGCCCTTGAACGAACGGCACCGTGGCGCCGGCGACTTGATCGAACGAACCCACGAGCGTGTGGTAGGTGATCGTCACCGAATGGGTCGAGATGCTCGAGCCGGCCGGGATGTAGTAGAGATTTTGGACCAGGTCCACGACAACGTAGTCCACGCCGGCCACGAGCGCGACGGCGTTCGACGTCAGCACTGGCGGAGTCGCCGGATCGGCATTCATCTGCGCCGCGCGAAAATACCGGCCGATGGCGTTCGGAGCTTGCGCCGCCGTGATGAGTGTTTCGGCAGTGACCGTCTGCACGGTTTGAGCGAGCGTCGTTTTGCCGGCGCTCATCTGCGCGATGGCGACGTGCGAGGCGGAAAAGTCCGTGCCCGTGATGGCGATTTTCGGCTGGCGCTTTTTCACCGCCGTGGCAATCAGCGTCACGTTTCTGTTGAGCGACTGGTAGAGCTCGGCGATGTCGTCCTTGAGGTCGAGCTCGAACTTTGTGCAATTCCCGAGATGCTGAAGACCCGTGGGCAGTCCTGTTGCCGGATCGAAACGGTCGAGCAGGATAGACCCCTTGCCGAGCATCGGGATGTGCGGAACTGGATACGTTAACGGCTGCATATTCCCTCCCTAAGACTTCGAAGTCGGATCGAGCCTGCTCGTCCGGTACCTGATGGTGATGCTCCACTTCGCCGCGGCGACCGGAGTCGTTCCCTCTTTCGAGGCCCACACCGTCCTGCCTTCTTCAACGCCGTTCGCGAGACCGCCGAACTGCTCGTCTGCTTTCACCACGGCCGCGGCCCACACGAGCACGGGATCGAGCGCTGCATCTGGCGAGACGCCACTCGAGCCGGCGGCCCGACATTCCAGGCCCACAGATAACTGCCGCTCGGTGAGCGGAGCCTTGTAGACCTGGCCGGCGAGCGGCTTCGGGACCTCGTCGTCCGCGTAGACCATGATCGCCGGCAGCGAATCGACCTCGATGGGTCGCGTTCGTTCCCGGTGAACCGTGAGTCCCGCGGGACTTCCGCCGGCGGAGAGCGCCGTCACAAGAGCGGTCAAGATTTGCTCGCGAATCGAAGTCGCCACTCATCGCCCCTTAAACGCCGAGCAGCAATTTGGTGAGTGCGCCGTCGCCCTCCCGGAGCCGCTCGCGGACCGTGAAGTTCTTCCCGCCGGCGGACACGGCGTCTCCAATCTTCACGCTCGGAAAGGCCGACGTTTGAACCGTGAGAGTCGTCGCCAGGACCACTACCTCCCCACGGCTCGCGTCCTGCACGAGAATCTGGTCCGCCTCGTCCAGGATGCCCTTGTTGCCGCTCACTGCTCCCACGATGACCGGGATGCCGAAGTCCACCAGGAGCGCGGGAATGTCGGCATCGCCGAACGCAGGAGCAGTGGACGGCGTAGGCATTTAGGACTTGGTGACCGTCGGCGCTTTCTGGCCGGTCGGCCTGACGTGCGTTTCGGGGCCGTGGATCATCTCCCCGGTGTCGGGATCGCGATGCTGCGTCGGAGCCATGCGATTCCCCTGCGTTCCGACGCGCCTCGGGTCCTTCGGTTGGCCAGGCTGCGGAGCAGCATCGCCATGATGGACCGCCGAGCCTTCGCCCACGAGACGGTGGGCAAGCGGTCGTGGCACTTCGTGGACCGACCCCGCATCCGCGGGTGCGCCATCCAGCACGATGGACCGCGTGAGCTTGATCGGCACCGTTTCGGTGTCCCGCATCCGTTCGTGTTTTTCTTTCTCGTCGGAAAGAAAACCCGGTGCTTCCCGTCGGGGATCGAGCTCGTCAGCGCCAATCCGGCTAGTTTCGCCGGCACGGCTCGCGCGCTCGTCGGACTTTCGATCAGCAGCAGCCTCTTCTTTTTCTTTGTTCGTACTCATGAGACCTCCGTCTCTTTTGCGGACCGCCGCGCCTGCGCGCGGGAAGAAGGTGGGCGAAAAACTACGCGACGATGACGTCGGTTGCGATGACGAACGCCGGCGGGTAGAGAATCGAAACGTCGGCCATCATGAAAGTGGTGAGCTCGATCATGCCCTGCTTCTTCAGGCGATACGGGTCGACGATCAGTTCAAAGCCGCTGCCCCACATGCTGATGATCATCTGCTCGAAGATGCCGCGAATTAGGGTGTGCAGCGTCGCGCCGCTCGTCCCCTTCGTGGTGTTCTTCTTCAGTTGGTTGGAGGACGCCGCCGGATAGCCGTCGACGGTATTGTCATTCGCCCAGATCGGCAGACCGATGGTGTTTCCCAGTTGCGCGGTGCGCTTCAGTTTGGACTTCACGCCAGGCGTGGTGAGCCACGCGCCGGCGCCGAGCTGGTCGGTGTTGGCGTCCTCGAGCTTCTCGTTCATGAGAACGATGTCGTCCCACGTAGGCAAGCCGCCGTTCGCGGAGTCCGCAATCATGACGTAGGCCTGCACGCCGGTCGTGCCGGCGATGCCCGTCGGCTGGTTGGTTCCGCCGCCGATGAGCGCGACGCTATCGATGGCCAGCGCCTGGTCGCGCGCGAGGTCTTCACGCACGAGCGAGTCGACGTCCACGACAGCCTGTGCCAGCAATTGCCGCGAATAGCTGGTCGAGGACTGATAGGTGTGCGGAGACGCCAGGATGGAGCCGAGCGTCAGCGCGGAGTCCGCCACGTCGGTTCCGGGATTTTCACCCACCCACGAGCCGGTCGCTTTCCCGGTCTGCTTTGGGTAGGAGACGTTCTCGCGGAGACCCGTGATGGTTCGCGCGCCGAGCTGCTTCACACGCATGGCGTTGTAGAGGAACTTGATGAATTCCCCTGCCTCCGTGAACTTCAATTCCGCGCCGGCCGTCGCGGTCGCCGAGTCCAGGCCCGCGCGGGATTTCACGCGGTCTCCGAATAGCTCCTGCAGTTGCGGCGTCCAGACGTGGCGAAGACTCCACGGCACAAACAAACCGCCGTGCCGTTCGCCTTTCCAGTTTTTCTCGATGTCCTCCGAGATTTCCGTCTCGAAAGACTTCACTTTGCGCGTGCCCGTCTCGATGTTGGTGATCGAGGCCATGATCCCACGCGCGAGGTTGTACTTCTTCTGCTCCTCGTCGGTGAGCTCCACACGGTCCTGCTTTTCGCCAGCCGGCTGCGGGAGTGGCTGCGCGCCGCGCTTGGTGACTTCATCGAGACAGAAGCGTGAGAAAGCGTCGACGGACTCGCCGTCAGCAATCGCCTTCGCCACGCGCTCGGAATCGATTTTGTGGACCTTGCCGAGCCGAATAATTTCAGCGCCGGCGGCCCGTGCTTCTGCAACAGTTGGTTCCACGGTAACCTCCTTAGGATTCGGCTCGGGAGCCGGATTTGCACTTCGAACTAAAAATGGGTACAGCCTGTCACCTGCCTTGCGTTCGTGACCCACGGTCGGATCTGCGGGAACTCCGACCGAACTCGCCTCCATCGGCGTCCACCGCGTCGCGCGGTAGGTGTCGCCTTCCTCCTTCGAGGACTTCTCGAGGGTGTACTCGTTGATCGAGTAGCCGACGGAGATGAACCGCCGAATGCGGTCCTGGATATCCCTCTTGATCGCCTGCGCCGTCGCGCTCCTAGAGAACCGGAGCTGACCGCGAAGCGTTTTGTCTTCGCCGACTTTCGCCTTCTCGACAATGCCAATAACAGACTTGGCGTCGTGCGAGTCGAGAAACGAAAGCCCTTTCTTCGCACGGGACAGATCGACGGCGCCAGGAGAGTGGTCGAGAATTTCCTTGCCGAACCATCGCTCCACGGGAAACTCCGAGGAGATCGAAATCTCGAAGCGGTCGGAGTCCGCGCCTTCGTCTTCGTCCTCGTCCGCCGGGTCCGGTTTCTCGCCGGCGTCGGCTCTTGCCTTGCGGCGAAGTTCGCGAGCAGCGCGCTCCGCGTCGGTGAGGACCCGCTTCGCGATGGGAGTCATTTCTAAAACTTCGAACTCCCTGGTCAGCATCGGAAGCTTGTCTCCGAGCTTTTCTTTTTCGCGTTTCTCTGTCGGGTTCATTTGCTCCCCCTAAGTGGAATGAGGCGGCCGCCGGCCGCTGATTTTTTCCCTGCGCCCTCGGCGTCGTCGCCGGCGCCCGCTGCATCCGGGTTGTCTTCCTCGACGATCTGGTCCTTCGGACCCTTGTCGACGATAGGAGCCTTCGCGGTGATCGTGAGCTGCAGGTCGTACTCCTTCGCGAGATCGTCTTCTTCCTTGAGCTGCTCGAAGACTTCCTCGACGTCGCCGCCTTGCTCGGAGATCGCCGCATCGCGCGACGTGAGACCCGCACCGATGCCGAGAATTGTCGCCTGCACGTCTTTGAGCGGATCGACCCAGACCCATCCGCGTGGCTCCCATTTGCCGGCGCAGAAGCGCGCGGGATCGCGGGAGTCGAGCGAGAGAGCACCGGAGAGCAGCGCCATCGACATCCACGGCTCGAAGATTGGCTGCAGCATCTGCTCCTTCAGGAGCGACTGCAGCATCTTCCACTGGTCGCGTTCGATGAGCAGGCCCGAACGCATGGACGAATAGTTCACACCCTCGAGGTCGGACGCGAGCGCGTTGTAGGAGACCCCCATCGAAGACGCGACGAAACGGAGCATGGCCTTCACAAACGCAGGGAAGGCGGACGCAGGATGGTCGGGACTCCACGCCGTAAACTTCAGACCTGGCGGGATCTGCTCGATGACCCCTGGCTGTGCCTCGATGCGGTATTTCGCGTCGTCATTGGGCTCGACGAACGCCGCGGCATCGGTGGACTCTAAAAAGCCCATCTTCGCGGCGCCCGTGCGCGCGGCGATGAGTTCGGCCTCGACGTAACCGCCGAGCATTCGCAGCTCGAACATGCACGGATGAAACCAGGTGATCCCGCGGGTTTGATTCACGCGCTCGGGATCGTAGAGATGGAGGATCTGGTCTGCCGGAATGCGCGTACGGAGGAAAGAGCCGCCGAGGTCGGATGGGTGCCTCTCGTTAACGTGGTAGGCGACGGGACGTCCCCACACGTCGACTTCGACGCCCATGCGGATTTCGTTTTGGCCCTTCTCGGCGTAGCGGTTGAAGGTAGGGTCGACCTGGTCGGCGTCGATCACCTGAATCGCAAAGCGGTACTTGTTCGGGAACCCGAGGACTTTCCGAACGAACACCTCTCCGTCGGTCGCGATGTTCTTGAGCACCAGAGTCTGCACGCCGCGGAAAGAAAGCTTGCCGTCGACAGTGCAATTCCCAAACGTCCCCCAGTCCTTCCACGCGTCCTCGATTTTTTGGTTGAACGCGGTGTTGAGGGATTTGTCGTTGTTCCGCACCTGTGGCTTGTAGCCGATGCCCTTTTCGCCGAGCACATTTGCCGTGAGGATCTTCAGGTAGGACTTCGCGACGGGATTGTTTCGCGACAGTTCGCGCGCGCGCGCGCGGAGCAGCCGAATGTTCCCTTTGATTTCCTGGTCGGCGGAGAGGATCGAGGCGACCCAGTCCATCGTAAGGCGGCCACCCGTGGCGCCGTGGAACACGGTGAGCGAGCGCTTCCCGGAAAACAGATTGGAGATTTTGCGTAACCAGGCGGGGGTCTTCATCCTCCGGAACCACTAGTGTCAACAAACGTTGGCGGGAAGTTCGGCGAATCGTCCTCGAGCGAAAATTCCACGCGATACGGGATGCCGAGCTGGCCTGGATGGTTCTGACGCCAAATCGCCGCTTTCAGTTCGCCACGCATGGTGCGGAGCTCCGCGAAAGTGTGCCGGGTAACCGAGCGGCCGGCGATCTGATACGACTGAACGTCTGCTGTGACGCGGCCGGCAAGCACCGCCTCGATCACTGCGAGGGTTTTCTCTTCCCACGTATTGAAGACACCGGCCGCGGCGCTCGCCACGTTCGGCTCGATGTTGATCACGAGCTCGTCGCCCGTGATGTCGTACGTTTCACCCGTGAGGGTCGAGTCGACGGACCCATCGTTCACAAGCCGTTCGGCGTAGCGGTAAGGCCCGGGGTTCAAAGAGGCGGTGTCGGAGGGAACGAACTGAATCTGGAAGATGTTGTCGAGGACCGTGGCGGCTTTGCTGAACTTCTGGGTGAGGCCATTCAGGTAGATCGTGTAGCCCCATCCGTCCGACGGCGAGAAGTCGTCGAGCGACCGTGTGAACCTGACAGTCGTGCCCGCGGGGAAATGGTCCGGCACGGTGTCGGGGATGATCGGCACTGAGGGAAACGCTAGCCGCTCGCCGTGCGCGGACCTACACAGAGCCTTACTCAGTTTCTAGTTAGGTAATAGGGGGACTGCCCCCGAGCGCCCACTCGGGAGCAGTGATTGAACAAAAAATGTGGACGGGGGTCCAGCGGGGAAGTCGTGCGGTTTTAATTCTAGCTTTGGAGGCCGGAGCGCTTCCAGTGAGAATTTCACTCAGTGTGCTGGAGGCTTAGCTCGCGCCGCCGCTTTTTCCGCCTTCAAACGACGCGCGGCATCTGCTACTGATTCTGGAAGCGTGTCCAAGGCATCTTGTGGCGCTTGGACTATCGGCGCCGCCGGATGCACAAGTCACCTGCGCCGGCACGGTGTCGCTAGCCTTTCGTACGGAAACGGTTTCGACCTCCGTATCTTGGATGCCGGCGAGATCGCCGTCCGTGAATTCGTGCATTTTCAGTTTCCCGTTTTCCAGCACTTCCTTCCAGTGCTTCGCGAGACACTCCGCGACGGACTGCATGTGGCGTCCGCCTTTTTGGCAGGTGTAGCTGTAGATCAGATTCTTCGACTTCCGCTCGGTGACGCTCATGGACACGCGTTCGTAAGCGCCATCCATGTACACTCCGACCATCAGAGCAGTCATGACACCTTTCGTCTTCGAACCTTCATTCGTAGCCCACGTGAATCTCGCAACATAGCCGGCCTGTTTACGGTCTTCCGTCAATGTGACCGGGACGCTCTTTCGGATGACGCCAGCCGAGAAGTCGTTTGCAAATTCATCCTTCGATTCGACGAACACGGTGGGACGACTGGTCTGAGCTAAAGCACCCGACGCCGTCATCACCGACAGAAGCAACAGAGCAAGTGCTTTCATCGTTTATCTCCTAGTACAGAGTTTAACTCAGTATCGGACGTCTTGATCGTAATACGGACTTCGGTGATGCGCTTTCCAGCAATGCCCGGACGCGCGCGGATCTGTTTGAGGCCGCGGCTGGCGGCCACGTCGAAACTTCCGGCGTGGACCGTGACGGTTTGCCACGCAAGGTGAGCCTTCACTTCGGGAAAGAACGCCGTGACGGAGAAGGACTTCATCGGCCGAGCCTCTTGAATTGTTCGAACAGTTCGCGACCGAATAGCTCATCCGCGATTAGGCCGAGAGAGTGATCGAACCGTGGACGGGCGAGCGCCAGTTCCGCGAGCGCGAGCAGGAAACCCTCGCGGTTTTCCTTATTGGTTCTCTCGAGCCAGTCGGCCATCCAGTCGGCCATCTCCCGCAATTCGGCGTCGGTGAGTTTCGGAGTCGGTTCGGTCATGACTTCGCTCCGAACAATTTCCGAGCGCCTTCGAGCTTGGCGACGACGCCGGCGACGGTGAGAGCGCTCTCGAAAAGAGCGAGACAGGTCGTGGTGACCGGATCGCGGAACAGGACGACCGGACCTTCGTCCGATTCCTGGACCCCGACCCACTGCGCCTCTGCGAGTTCGACGATGCGTTCAGACTTGGACATTGCGATTGTTCCTCCGTTGAAAGCTGCTGACATTTCTTCTGCGAGAGAGTGGAGCGTCGCTGCGGTCATGGTTTCACCGACGGCGCGACGCGTTTGAATTCCTCGGCGACCAGTCGTGCGAGCACTGCCTTCATGGTCGACTTGGTGAGCGCCGCGATGATTTTGAGCTGCTCCCGGACTTCCTGCGTGGTGAGGATCATCGCGGGAGCCGTGTTTCCACTCTTGGCTGCGCGCGGGGTCACGATTTCCTCCAGCGCAGGATGCGGACCTTGCCGGAGTACCAAGAGTCACTCGTGTCGGAGACCGTGCCGACGCCGCGCTCCGGGACGCTGTCCATGATTTCCCCGTTGCCGACGTACACCGCGACGTGCACTCCACGGAAGTCAAGAACATCGCCGGCGCGGAGAGATTGCCGGTTCACCTTGGCGAGACTTTCGACTTGCTGAACCACTTCGAGATCGTCGGCGCACCCGTTCCACATTTTGAGAGCCGAGCACTGCGCGTGACGCTTCGCGATGCAGATGAACTGCGAGCAGGACACCGTGGAGTACTTGGTTCCGCGCAGCGATTCGAGACGGGTGACGTAATCGGATTTGGATATCGACGCCGCCGGAAGCGCCAGGAGCGTGAGAGTGGCGAAGGCCAGGCCCGCGGCGCGGACTGCTTTCCTTCTCTTGAACAGGCCCACGAACTTGCTCCACAGGGAGCGGTCGAACAGGATGACAGGGACGCACTCGGGAACCTTCGCCCGGTCTTCCCACTCCCTGAATGTCTTTGCCGCTTTGGTCTTCATGCTTGCCCCTCTCTAACCTAAAGACATTATATAGGTGTATTGTATTGTATAGCTATAGTACGTTGGTACGGGGTAGGAGGCATGTTGACAGCTAGTACCCTAAAGAGGTAAAAATGGAAATATGCAGAAGAAATCACGCAAAGACGGGAAGGTTGCTATATTTGCTCTTATAGAGCCTCAGCAGAAAGCAGCTCTGGAGGAGCTCGGACGGGCAAACGAACGTTCCATCGGGTTTCTGGTACGCGAAGCCATCGCCCAATACCTCGCGAATCTAAAGAAAAAGGGTTAGCTAGCGCCATCCTTGGACCCAGGACGACCCACCGCCGGCACGCCCTGGCCCCCCGCTTGACCCGCCGGACCCGCCCTCCTGCCCGCCGCTTGGCTCAGTTGGAGGTAGACGCAGCGCCGCGGCCATCTCCCCGAGCTTGCGAATCACAGCCTGACCCAGGACATACAGTGCCGCCAGCGCGTAGACCTCGAGGTCGAGCGCCTCATTGCGCGCGCGAGTCTTCACATATTCCCGGATCGTGCCGCGTCCGCGGCGATAGCGACGGATCGCTTTCTCGGAAGTGAGCTGCGCGAGGTACTCGTCGTCGATGAAGTCTGGCAGGTGAAGGTAGCCGGCGCCAGGCGCGGGAATTTTCATCCGGGCAAATATTCGGTCCTTCGCCGTGTCGGTGCCAATCATCCACAGACGCACGCGATACTGATTGTTGACGCTGAACTTCCCGAGGATTTCCTTCCCGGATTCGCTCGAGCCTTTCAGCGCGAATACTTTCCGGTTCTGCCGCGCGCGGACGAACCGATAGACGGAGTCGGTGTGTTGGCCGCCTGAGTCGATCATGGTGCAGGAGAGTTTCACCTTCTGGCCGGACTCGTGTTCCCACGTACCGAGGAGAAACGAGTCGAGCTCGTTCCACACTTCCTCCTGGCCGGGATCGCCGAAGAGTTGCTGGTAGGCGATGAGCCACGACTCCTCCTTGTCGCCCCATCCCTTCACCACGCATTCGAGGCGGTCGCTCTGGACGTCGACGCTCGCGGTGAGCAGGCCCACGCCGTCCGGTACCTCCGCCTTATACGGCTCCCTCCGAGATCTCAAGGAGATGGCCTCGACGGCATCGCCGTCCTCTTCCCACGTTTCGCCAAGTCGCAGATTGATGAACGCGCGAAGCTTCTCGACGTTCTTTTCCTCGTTCGCTTCGTGCCACTCCTGCGCGAGATCCATCCAGTTGTCGCGCCAGGGTGAATAGAGAGCGTTGATGTGAAAGCCTACGATTGGACGGTCCGGCTTTTCGGCAATCCACCTGCCGGCGTTCAGCATCTGCTGTTTGTAACGTTCGGGAATCCGCTTTTTGCAGGAGGCGCAGACGAACGCGACGCTGTCGGGAACCACCTGGTGGTCGGCGGTCGTTTCGTAGGTGAGGCAATATTCCTTCGTGACGGGGTTCCTCCACCAGAGCACCTGCTCCACAGAGCAGAACGGACAAGGCACAAAGAACCTGCGCATGTCGCTGCGAAGGAACGCGCGCTCTATCGGCGATGTCCCTTTGGCTTTCGCCGGCGTCGAGCCCTTCACGATTTTGTAATCGGGAAACTGGTCCGTGCGCCGGGTGCCGATGGCGATGGGATCTCCCTCGCCCTCGACGTCCAGCGGATAGCCGTCCACTTCGTCGAAGAGCACCACGGGCACAGGATCGGAGCGGAGGCCTGCGCCGGAGTTCGCTCCGGTCAGTTTCAGGAATCCGCCAGGGAATTCCTTCAGCGAGAGGGTGTTTCCAGCGCGGCGCGACGTGGGGGGCCGGATCTTCTTTCGGAGCACGGCGCAGTTTTCGATCATCGGCGTAATGGCCTTCTTGCCTTTGTCCTTCGCGTTGTCGATGGTCGGCTGCACGAGCATGATCGGCTTGGGGTCCGCGTCGATGTAGTAGCCGATGATGTTGAGCAGGATGGCGTCGGTGAATCCCACCTGCGTGCTCTTCTGGATCACCACCTCGTGGACGAGCGGGTTCAGGATCACGTCCATCATGGCGACCTGGAAGACCTCCGGCCGGAACTGGCCCGGCCGGCTCGTGGTGCCCTTCGGGAGACTGCGGTTTCGAATCGCCCACTCTGAGATGGTGATGTCCGGCGGAGGGTTGAAGTGCTCGCGCACGCGAGCGAGCATCGCCTGGAAATTCACCTTCGCGGATTCATGAGTCTGACTCTCGACGGTCGTCACGAGCCGACCTCCTTCTTCGCGAGATGCGTGAGCGCCTCCTTGTGCGCTTTCTCGATCACCGCTTGAATCATCAGCCGTGACGTTTCGCCGACGAGCTCGGGTGCGACTCGAGCGCCCACAGCGAGGACTCTGGCCTTCGTGACGAGGATGAGATCGGACATCTCGTGCTCGACGTCTTCTATCGCGACGAGCTGACCGCGCTCGCGCGCGAGTTCGATTTCACGGAGGTCCGCGTCCGCGGAAAGAAGACGCAGCCGCTCCTGTCGTTCGTTGGCGAGCACGCCGCCGCCCTCATCGACGATGGCTTTCTTCTCAACGAGCGCCTGCAGGTAGCGGATGTACCAGCCGACGCAGATGTCCTGGTCGTACTTGCCGCGAAGTTTTTTCGGAAGTCCACTCTGAACGAGTTGCTGGACCCGGCTCGCGGTGAGGTTCAGGATTTGCGCGAGCTGCTTGATGCCGACGACCCGCGGCTTCTCTAGTTTCTCTTTTGGCATGCGAATGGCGAATCGACTTGCAGCTCCCCGTTCTTGATCCAAGAGTGGTAGTGACCGATGGCGCGGAAACTCGGCGTGAGCGAAAGAGTCTCGAGCGTGTCGCCGGTGCGGTCCCACATGTGGCCCTGCGTTTTCGGGGAGTCTCCTCCGCCGATGGGATTTTTAAAGAACGCCATGCGCGCTTCGCCGCAGTTCGGGCACCTGATCGCGAGCCCCACTTGCCTCTTTTCGAAGTTCCAGAAATCCGCGAATTCTTTGAGAGGGTAGTTCATGCTGTCAGTTCCTTCCCGCTGCTCGCAGCCGGCGCCGCGCGTGCGCGAGCAGCCGCTCGTACTGCTCCGGCGTGATTCCTACTTCCTCGACGCGGGTCGGCTCGTGGTCAATCGCCCACTCAAAGAAAAGTAGCTGGCCGGCTTCGCAAAAATCGTTGACGCGCTTGTCTGCGGCCGTGCAAATGGTGCAGGCCTCCACGTGCTTCCTGATTTCCTCGAGCTTCACGTCGTCGTGTTTATCCATTCGGCACCAAAATTCAGCAGTTACCTTGAAGTATCGAAAAACAAATCAAGTCCGTACTTTTTCTCCGGTCGCTGGTCATATCTCGGCGTCGCCTTCACCCGCGGACGCCACCCCCATGGGGGAGGACCCTGCGCGATTCCGAGACCGGCGGCCCAATTGCCCCACACAGAGCCACGCCAGGCAGGCGAGCAACGCGAGCACGCACACACACACGAGCACACAGGGCGAATGGTGGGATCTACTCCCACATATATTTTTCTCAAGATCAGATGACCGTGCCCTTTCATGACAGCCTGACCTCGCCGTTTGTAACAAAGAAGTGCGCCTTGCACGGCGCACCTTGGAGCAGCACAGAAGATGAACCCGCTACGAGAGAGAGATCGTCATAGCCATGACCCTGCAGGTTCCAGCGGCCAGGAGTTGGGTACACGGTTTGCGGCACTTTCGGAGTCCAGCAGATGATCGAGTGCGTTCCCACTGGCCCGTTGTTCTTGGCAAAGCAGACGGGACAGAGGAAAGAGACTCCATCGGCACCGTCAATCGACTCCACCATTGCGAAGGTGTCCGGCTGTTGTTGGTCAAACTTTAAGAACTGCGGCTCGAGTTCGGTCAGTCTCATCCGCCGCGCCTCGCCTTCTTCAGGATTTCCTTCTCGAACTCCTCCGCAAAGATGAGATGGAAGCGCTGACCGATTAACTGTTGAGCGACCTTAGAGAACTTGAAACGAGCGCGCAGGTGAGCAGAGCCAGCGAACTTGTAGATGAGATTGATGTCGTTCGGTCCAGGCCCGACGCGCTGGAACACGCCGATGTCGGGAAGCACGAACGTGCGCTGCTTGCCCTTCAGTTGAATCTTCCCGGTCTGTGTGACGTGGCGAACTATCTGCAGTTGTTTGTAGAGCAGGCGCCGCGGGATCTTCGAAGCGAACGTCGGCCGCGCTGCAGTTCCGGTGATCGGTTCGGCGATGTTCGGTCCAGACGTCGGCGTTTTTTCCCCGCCGGACTCGATGAGGAAACCCAGAAGCAGAGCCGAGCCTTTCACGTTTGGATTAATGCCGACAATGGCGCTCAGATTGTTGACCTTCGAGTACTGCAGAATCTGAATTCGGTTTTGAGCGAACTTCGTGCGCGTCTCCAAGTGCTCGGTGATTTCCGCTTTCTCTTTGTCCACGAGCTCCTTCGCCGTTCGCGTGATCGCATTGTTCGTCGCGTACGGAAGTTGGCGGAGCACGGTCGCGGTCAGTTTCACAACCTGGTCCATGTCGATATCGACTTTGATGTTCATCGCAGCGGGAATCCGTTGAACGTCAGAATCCAGACCAGAATGAAGAGACCCGCACAGTACAGGTATTTGAACGCCTCTGAGTTTTTGGCGTTAACGCATCTGAAGTAGCCGATCAAACCCGCGACCAGCGCGACAGCCGGAACTATCCACATCTGCAATTGGTGATTCATGAATCCTCCTTTTTTCCGAGATACCTCCAGCCCTCGCGGACTGGCACAGCCAGGACGATGATGACGAAAGAGAGCGCGACCCACAGCCTCAACATTTGGTGCGCTCCTTCGACTTGCCACTAGCGCGGCCGCGGCCGCTGGAAGTCCTTCCGTTTTGGACAGTCAAAAAAGTGCGTGACGAGCGTGCCGTCCGCGCGGACCGTGAACGGCATTTTTCTTTTGCGCGGCGTCTCCCACCACTCGATAGGCGCGCCGCAGCCGGAGCAGTGCGAGTCGCTGAGTTTGCTGTAGCCGAACGATTCGAGATCTGCTCGTTTTTCCGGGATAGCCATTTGCGTTCCCTCCAATCGAGAGTGCTGTCGAAATCGGTGTAGACGCGAGCCACATCCTCGGCGGTCTTGATCTTGGTCATGCGGAACTTCTTCGCTTCTTCAATCCAGCGACGCTCCTGAGCTCGAGCGCTGAGTTGTCGGAACTGCCCATCGACGCGGATTCCTCTTCTCATTGGCCTTTGCCTTTCCCCTAGCTGGCGCTTTTGAATTTCCTCTGCACCGCCTCGGCCTGGACCAGGAGCAGCCGACGGCGAGCGTCGAGTTCTTTCTTGCTTTTCCACAATCGCGGCAGAGCGTGAGCCGCTGCCACGGCGCCGATTGTTTCTTCTGTTAGGTTCTTAACTTCTTTACGGGGACAGATCTGGCCCCCCACGGGGGACACATCTGGCCCCATGTGAATCTGGGACACAGTCGAAACCCGCTGGTTTTCAACAGGGATTTCAACAGGTTTTGCTTTCTGGATCGGAGCGACGGCCGGCGCGAACAGCGAGAGCTGAACAGCGGGAGTAGGACGTTCGACCTGCCACTTTGCAGAGCCGATGAGCCGGACGCTCATGCCTCCGCCGAACGCCGTGACGCGGACCTCCACGAGGCCGGCGCGCTTCAGTTTGGACATGTAGCGTTTGAGAGTGCGGAGCGACGGCCGCTCGGCCGGGTTTCCCGGCCAGTGCGCCAGGAGCCACGCGTAACCGAACGGCCGCCCATAGTTCACCCGGCCGCTCGCATCGGTCTGCAAGTCCGTCAGAACGTCGTGAAGATGGGACGCGGTCTTGATCGTGTCCCACTTTCCGGCGCGCTCCGGTTGAACCGCGACGTATCTGGTGCTGCCGAGCAAAGTTCCCCCACTGGAACAGTGAAAGTGTGAGCCAGCCAGGGGATTACAAAATCTAGCGGAGTGACCTCCTGTTCACCCGCAATGCCTCCGAAACAAACTTGTCGACGTCTTCAGCGCTCCACGCCACGAGCACGCACGCGCCGCGGCGATGTTTCGCGAGCAGGAACTCGAGCTGCTGCGCGGAGGCCTGGCCGGCACGCCGGATGATTTTCCTTTTCGCGTCGAGCCAGGCCGGAGCCTTCACCTCGATGTACAGCGACCGGCCGGATGGAGCGAGCGTGGCCTCCAGGTCGGCGAAACCCGCGGGGATCGCGGCGCCGGTCTTCACGTTCTGAACGCCGGCGAGATTGATTCCTGCAGCCTTCGCCGCTCCCATCATCCGGCCGCGCTGCCGGCGGCCGCCGGCGTCGATGGGGACAGCGTCGACGTCGTAGAGCGCCAGGAGCTCGAGAATGTCCGTCTGAACCTGCGCCTCGCTGACGCCCTGCATCAGGTAGTGATCGCTGTAGCGATAGCCCTCGAACTTCCACGGGAATGGGAACGCAGTCGTCACGGTTTTTTGGGCTCCCCGGTTATGTCGCGCAGATCGTTGATGCTTTCCTTAATCTGCGCGAGAGAATTCTCCGCCATCCCCGAGCGCGCGTAGGCCACGGTGCGCCTGGCGTTGTCCAATTCCGCGCCTTTCAGAAACGGGTAGAGCTGCTCGACGCGGTGAATCTCGCGCATCAGTTCCACGATGACGTTCGGCATTCCATCCCCCTCGAGTTTGCACAGAGACCGCCGCAGTGCCCTCTACCCCTTGAACCACGGCGGCCACGCGCCAGCGCAACCAGCCCTGTGCAATCCCCGCCGACGTCAGCGTTCGGCGGAAAACCGTTTCACTTACTGCTAAAGTTTCGCAGCGACTCCAGCGATTTCTTCATACGCGCGACGTCGCCCGAGGCGATGCTGACCTCGGCGTCCTTGAGGACCTCGCGCAAGATGTCCCGCGCGAGAGTTCCCGCCGACGGGTGCATCTCGTACTTCGGAAGATCGGCCGCCAGGCGCCGGCATTCCACGCGGATCTGCTCGGTCAAGGTCTTTAGTGCCGGCACAGTGCCCTCCAGCGCGCCGCTGTTTTTGCGTCCGCAGTTGGGACAGAAGCGCGGAGTCCACTCCGCCGGCCAGCGAAACTCCGCGCCGCATCGCGGACACGCGGCGTGGGAACCCTTGAGAACGATTCTGCTGGTCGACGAAGCATTCATCTCCCCTACTGTCGCATGATTACCATCTCGTCCAGTTCGGCCAGCGGAACCGCGCCGACACACCGCGGGTTCGTGCAGAGCGTGTGGTCGAGGTCGAGCCAGGAGCACGGCATGAGCGGATTGCCCTGCCCGACGGAGAAGAGACACGGCCGCAGTTCCGTACAGCCGCACACTCGGCACTTTTCGGTTTCCACGAGCAGCGTCGTCATCCCCCAGATATCCCAAGTGTCGCCGGTCATGTGTTCGGACTAGCTTCCTTCGGCGGTCGTTTCGGCGGTCGTTTCGAAGCGCGCTCCCCCGCCGGCGTCGCGATGCCTGGACGCATGTCGCATTTGCCGAGGACCTGCGCGTGCCAGTTTGCGCACGCGGCCGCGGTCGTGATGACGTGGTGGAGGAGCTTGTCGCGGTCGCCGGCTTTATCTGAGTGAAGCGCCTTGCCAGCCAGGTACCCGAGCAGCCAAAACCAATCGGCCGCGGTTTTCCCTTCGTCCTGCGCCGCGCCCCATCGCTCGCGCTGGTGGACCGCCTCGATTTGCACGGCCTTCACGAAGTCGAGGATTTCCGGCGTGTTGATGAGAGCCGTGAGCCGCGCGGCCTCGGCGCGGATCGCAGCGCAGTCTTCCCGCTCGCACGGGTTCGCGTAGTGGACGCTCATCCTAACCTCCAGTGGATGACCTGGCCCTCGAACGGAAGAGGCCGCGCACGCCAGTGCTTCACGAACGCCGCGAAGTCTTCGAACCCGTCACGCTTGGCGAATTCTTCTTTCTCGCTCGAGTCCAGACTCAGCCCCTCGATTTCGACATCGAGGTCCATCTGCGCTTTCGCCTGAGCGATGCGGATCGCTTCGACGTACGAGCACGAGGTCCGGCGGAGGAGCCGCGCTTTTTTCGTTCGGAGGTACTCGTAGTGGTGAAGAGTTTCACCAACTCGAGGCGGCTTCGGCCGCCGGCGGATCGTCTGCAGGAGTTCGCCGGATTCGACTCCGCGCGCGAATTGCTGGTCGTAGTTGAGGAGCATCAGCGTTTCACCACTGGCGTGGCCTTGGCCTTCTCGACGCACTCGAGGATTTGCTCCGACAGCGTCTTGTCGGCGCCGTCCGGCGAGTACTCGAACGCCACTCCGGGATAGTCGAGAGAGACCCATCCGGCGCCGCGCTCGACGTGGACGTGGATCTGAAACCCCGCCGGGAGAGAGGCCGCGGCGAGCTGCACCGCGCCGTTCAGCGAGAGGATCGACCCCGCCGGCCGTGAGAACGGCTTACGGATTCCCGCCGCCGATGAGCGAGCGCCGCATTCCCCACAGCCGGCGGCCTCGAACTCACCGCGAACGAGCTCGGCGCCGCACGAGGGACACGGGACGGTCTCGACCTGGCGGAGGTGTGCCGGAAACTCCTGAGAGTTTCCTTCAGACTTTTCCGGTTCCGGTGACGGGTTTTCTGCAGCCATCGCCTGCACTTCCCGCGCCGGCTCTTTCGGGAACGGGTCGGCCGGGAAGTCTCCAATCATTCCGCAATGCGTGCAGCGCCACGGCCCGCCAAGCTTGCCCTCATTTTCTGGCATCGTCGCCTCCGTCGTTGAGAGCCTTCCACGCGGCGAACGGCTCGAGCGCGGCTCGCAACCTGCCGTCGTCCTTTCGCCGGATTGCAGCGCGCGCGGCGAGCACCAGGCTCTCCACGAATTTGCTCTGGAACGGGTTCGGATTCGGCTGCGGCTCCGGCGCCACTTCCCGCGCCGAGACTTCGACCGGCGGGAGCGAGATCGGATTAGGAAGATTGAGCGCGTCGACCATCTGGAATCCGTCGCGCTCGTCGACCTTGCGGAGCGAACACCAGTGAGCCTCCGTCGATGGGAACGGCGTAGAGACGTGGAGCCGATAGATCATTTGCTCCCCATCCTTGCCGGCCACGAGCACGATGCCCAGATTCTTGTCGCGGAACACGAGTGGGTTCACCATCCACTCGGGGATCGCCGGCCACTCTGGTGCCGGTTTTCCTGCATTCGGGTCGATGGGTTTCTCGGGGAGGCCGCACTCTGAGCAGACCCAGACACCCGCCTTCAACACGTAAAGTCCGCCACAGAACCTGCACCCCTTAGAAGCATCTTCGGTCGCGCCAGGAGCCGGCGTGGGAGCCTCGGAGGCGAGCCGATAGTTCCCGCCGCCGCCTTCGATTTCGCAGCCGGGACGTTCGCTCCCCGCTTGACGTTTTTCGCTCATTTCGGCCGCCTTTCCACGCCGCAGTACCCGCAAGGCCCGGATTCCTTCGCAGGTTCCCGTCGCTGACGGTAGTGCTCATAAGTCTCGTCCATGAGTTGCGCGTCCGGTCCAGTGGGAGCCACTTCCCTCGGCTTGTGAGCCGCGAAGCCTTCGCGATTGCCGCAATGTTCGACGTGCCCTTCTTCCGGGATCGCGCCTCGAGACGGAGCCGACGCCGGCGGGTAATCATTTTTCCCCATCGTCGTCTCCAGGACACAGCTTTCCGACCCATGCATTCTGCTGCCAGGCCGGCCACCAGGGGGGCGGCCGACGTTTGCCGACTGTGTTCTCTTTGGGTTGTAACTTCTTGATCCAAGCGGCTTCGTAGCCGAGCAGATCGCGCCGTGGCACCGGGAACCAAAAAGCGGAATCGAACTTGACGCCGTTGTTGTCGTGAGCCCCAATTCGCCCAAGCACGTTGACGCTCTGTCCGACGTAGATCACCTTACCGAAACGGCACAGGAAATAGACTCCCGACGGTAGCCAGTAGGGGATTCTGGCGAGATGGGGGATGTCACGAATTTCCAGCGGAGCTGTCCACTCGGATGGAGGCGGACAGCCGCAGCGCGGTTCGTGCAGATTCATCGCTTGCCCGCACTTTGGGCAGTCCCGCTTACGAGCCAGTTTCTTCGCGCGAGGAGCCGTCGTGGGAGGCGCGAAAGCCGGGCCGCCCGCCCATCGCGCGTACGGTGATTCGCAGCGGTACTGGTCGTTCTGGTTCGTCATTTCGGCCGCCTTTCCACAGGACACGTAGTCCTGCGCTTTGAACTTCAGCCCGCTAACCCGCACTCACCGCACCGCTTACACCGCTTAAAAACCGCTCTCACAGCCAGTGCCACTGCCGGTGCCAGGGTTTCATGTGAAACAAAACGCCGTATTGCACCCGGCATCCTCGCCAACGGAACCGTCCGCGAAGGCGACCTGGTCCAAAGGGACGCAGGACATGTGGAGGTAGAAGTACGGGTCGACCGCACGCATCTCCCGCTCGAGCTGGACCGCCGCCGCGAAGTCCGCCGGCCAATTTTGCTTCATGTCGAGCCACTCCTCGTCGCCGGCGTTCGGGCACATCCAGCACGCCGAGCGCGGAGGTCGCGGCCAGCCGAGAGCCTCGAGCAGAGCCAGACAGCCGCGGCGACGCAAGCGGAGCTCCCAAACGATTGGGTAGTAGTGCTGAATCCAGCCTCGGTGCGGCCGGCGGACGCGGCGCATCTCGTCGAGCGAAATCCCGAACCAGAGCCGGCACGTCTTCACGCCGACGGATCGGAGCCATCGCTCGATGACGTCACGCTTCCACGTTCCCGAGCAATAGTTCGAGAGCTTCCCTTTGACGTCGAGCGTGGTAAAGCCTGGGAGCAGCGGCGAACTCTCGATGTCGAACAGTTGGACCCGTGTGAACGCATCGCTGCGGACCCGCTCGATACACACGCCGGCGAATTTCAATCGTGGGTAGAGTTCGGCGTCGAAGTATTCCCACGTTGCGGACCGCTCGCGCCCGGTGTCGACGATGATGGCCAGATCTGGACGCGGAAGTTTGCCGGAACAGATCGCCGCGCCAATCGCAGCGCTCTGCGTCCCGCCGCCGCAACACCACACTTGAGCGTCGATCACGCCGGCACCTTCCCTCGCTCCATCCGAACGTTCGCGATTCCGCCGGCGTAAAGGTGCGGACCCGTGTAGCCAGCCTCCGCCTCGAGCCGAAGAACCAGAGCGTCGACCTTTCGCAAACATCCGCGACAGGTCGCACGGTCGCCGCCGTTCAACACGGTGTTCACCCGGAGCTTCCTACAGAGAGCGCAGCGTCGCCGTGGTCGCTTCACGTCGGCTCCTTCGCAAAGAGCAGTTTGCCGCGCCGGATTTCGCGGACAAATTGCCATCCGGCCTTCAGGAAACAGAAGCCGGGAACAGGAACGCCGCGGCGTTTCAAGACGCAAATCTTCGCCGGGTCGATGTAGGTGTAGACCCGAGCCGGCCCCCACTTCTCGAAGGCCCACGCCTCGGCCTCGAGGATGATCTCGCTCGCACGCCGGCGGGATTCGTTGCGGAACAGCGCGCAGTTGTAGCCGAGTTGCCCGTCCATCCGCTTGTCGGGATCGGGAAACATCCAGACCCACAGCACGGAGCCTTCGGAGTTTCGGAGCACGAGCTTTCTGCCGGAGTAACTGAACTGCCGAGCTCCCACCGTGCGCCGCGAATAGTGCCGGTCAGCGAGCGCCGACATTTCGATGTCCATATGCGACGTCCACATCAGACGGTCGTGGAACGGGAGCATCACGCCGGCACCTTCTCGGCCGCCCACTTGGCCCGGATCTCTGGCGGGTAGCTCTCGCACCGACCGCCCGGAAATACGTGGTAGAGATTCGAATCGAACGCGCACACCGCCCAGATCGGCCGGTACGCAATCACCGCGAACGTCCGCGCTTCCCCGAGTGACTGGAACCCCCACGGCGCTTTGCGCGTCGACGGCGGATTCATCTTCACGTTGGCGATGTTCCAGATCATGCGAGAAAGTCCTTCGAGTCCGCGAGTTCGCGGAGCTGACGGATCTCCGCCTTCTTGCGTCGGAGCTTTCGGATCGCCCTGCAATAAACCATCCACGCGCCGCCGCTTGTGATGCCGAGCGCGCGCCCAATTTCCGTGAACGTCATGCAGCCATCGTGGTCGTACGGCTCATCGTTCTTGAGCCGCAATTTCCCGTCGCCTTTCTTCATGCCGTCACCTCCGGCGGGAATGCCCGCTTGCCCTTCCGGTGCTGCACCGTCTGCGACTCGACGAACTCCGCGAGATCGCGGAGACAGTCCTGCTCGAAGATCGTCTGCGACTCGGGATAGAACGCGTACCCTCTCCACGGACCGAACCAGTACACGACCCCGAGATGCGCCGGCGGGGTTCGCAGACTCCAGACGTGCCACAGATCGGTCTTCCGTCCCCGCCGGCGCGGCTCCTCGAGTTGGAAACTGACCCACTTCGCCATCACTCCTCCGCGTCAGTGACCTCGCCGGCCGGGATGTGAGACTCGACGCGTTCCGCGTCCGCCGGCTCTTTCCGCGCTGGCTTCTTCTTGCCCGCCTTCTTTTTCTTCGCCGGGTTCCCGGACTTGCCCTTCTTTTTTTTCTTCACTTCGTGTTTCCTCCTTTTTGTTGACCCTCTCCACCGCCGACTGCCGGCTGTCCGGCGCGAGGTGTGCGTACTTCATGGTCATGGTGATGGACTTGTGCCCCAGAAGTTCCTGCACCGTCCGAATGTCGACACCGTTCATGACCAGGCGCGAAGCGAACGTGTGCCGGAGATCGTGCCAGCGGAAATTCTTGACGCCGGCTTTCTTCGCGGCGTCCTCGAGCCATCGCCGCGAGTCGCGCTTGAGGCCTTCACGAGCATCGGGAGAGACGTGCGTCTTTGTGCCGGTGATCGCCTGCAGTTTGCGGAGAGCAGCGCACGCTGCAGAATTCGCTTTGACTTGCCGCCTCCCGGTTTTTCCGTGGACCGTCAGGTCCGCCTGCTCCGTGCCGTCCGGCGTGGTTCCGAATACAACGTTCTGCCACTCCAGCCAGAACTGCTCGCCGCGGCGCATGCCGGTGTTGATCGCCAGGTCGAGCTCCATCTCGTGGGAGTCGGCCACGAGAGCGTCGCGGATCTGCTTCTCCTCGTCGCCATTCAGCCATCGGAGCCGCGACTCGTTCTCCTTGTAGCGTTTGACCTTGGACATCGGGTTGACACCGATGCGGCCGGCGAGGACGGCGAACTTGTAGATCGAAGAGATGAGCGCGTGAAAGCGGTTCACCGTCGAGCCGCTCACTCTGCGCTTGAAGTGCGCGAGCGTTTCCTCGATGCGCGCCGGCGTCAGCCGGTCGGCCGGAAGATTGCCGATGAGTGGGAGGAGCTGCTGCAGTCGCTCGTTGTCGGTTTCGTAAGATGTGGGAGCGAGCCGGAGTTTCTTCCGTGCCATCGCGGCCTTCGCGAGTTCTCGAAACGTGAGCCTCGCGCCGGCACGAGGCGGGATGTAGCGTCCCTCTTTGACCTCGAGCCGGCGCCGGCCGAGAGCATCAAGTGCAGCGGAGCGCCGGCCGGCTTTCTCGCGGTGACGCTTGCCCTCGCCGTCACAGTAGGAAATCCACCACACTCCGCTGCTCGGGGGACGCTCGAAGATGCCACGGATCGGCATAAGGCCTAGCTGATGACGGGGACTTTCGTCTGCTGACCATCGAGCCACGCCTTGATCGCCGCGACGGCCGCGAGTTTCCATCGACCGCCGTCGCCTTCGAACAGTGCGAGCAGTGGCGAGCCACTCTCACCCTCGTACTTGGCTCGGAAAACAAACTGTGAAAGCACCTGGTCGATTTCAGCGAACGTGCGATATGGCGCGAGGTTGACCATCGGCTTCAGGACCGTCTCGGCCTTCAAGGAAATGCCCTGTTTGACCGCGACGCGCTGCGCGAATCCGTCGTCGACGTTTTCGCTGGTGTGTTCCGCGGTGATCTTTGACGCGATGCCGAGCACGTAATCCAGATCGTGAGCGAAGTCGCCGGCCGCGGTTTCAACCTTCACGCGTTGGAAGTGCTGCTGGAGCGCAATGACGAATGCCTCCGGCCTGTGCCACACGCCGAACTTGAACGTCTCAATCTGCGGGTATTTCGCCATCGCCCACACGCGGAGATGGCCGTATGCGTCGTGCGCGTTCTGAATGAGTTCCACTTCGGTCGGCGAAGCGACGCGGAGAAAAACGGCCTCCGGTTTGAGATCGTCAAATCCCTCGAAGATGAGGTCCACCAGACCCTGCAGCGTGGAGCACGTGATCACGGTGGGAACCGGCGGGTAAATCAGGTGCAGATTCTTGTCGGTATACTCGAGGTCCCCGTGCTCCGAGATGTTCGGCGGCGCGAGGGAGAGAATTTTTTCGATAGCTTCTTTGATCATGCGCGTCCTTTCCGTTCTGAATTTGAACTCCCTGGCCTAACTCGGTTTCTCGCCGGCGGCCGCGGACTTCCCGTCGAACAGCCGGATCTGCTGCGGATCGTGCGCGATGGCCACGAGCGTCGTGCCGCGCCGGTGTAGGAAGACCGTGCCTTTCACCGCGGTCGTTGGCACCGTCTTCGACTTGCAGGCGAACGTCACCTGCGCGCCGGAGCGGTCCTCGAACGGCTCGAGCGTGAACTCCAAAGTGATTTTGCGTTTCGACTCCGGGTCGGTGTTGACGTCGCCGATGTTCTCGAGGACCTCAGCGAACTCCCGCTGAAAGCGTTCCTCGACCGCGCCGCCGCAAAGATTGCTGAGAGTGACTGCCTCGTCCATGACTTCCTCCTCTGCTCGAACTGGTGGTGATGGTGGACCGCAGCGTGGTTTTAAGCGCGCGCGAGTTTGGGTTTCGGTTTCAGTTTCAAGGAGCGCGGTCGGTAGCGCTTGTGGCCGACTTCGCGAAAGTGCTGAAGGATGTCCTCGATGGTGAGCTCGAGCTTGCGCTCTTTGGCGAGCTCCAAAACCTTGATCATGTTGGACGGATGCGGAGACGCGGAACCGTCAATCCAGTGCCAGATTGCGGAGGAGCCAACAAACCCGAGCCGGCGCGCGAGCTCCTCTACGCCGTACTCGCGAAGGAATCGGTCGAACTTCGATTTCTCGTACGTTTTCCCGTACGGACCGCAGCACGATTTTCTCGCCATCGAACCTCCTGAAGTTTCGGCAGACGGTTTTTCGGGGACGGTCTGCCAGCGGCCCACTCGTGGGGGTTAACTTAGGCGCCGGCTGCCGACGCTGCCGGTGTGTTGGCGACCACTGCGGCCGCGAGCGCATCGGCGTGAGCCTTCAGGTCCGCAGACAGCGCAACAAGTTTCGCCCTGTCGGCTGGCGAGAGACTCGTCGCCGCCGCGATAGCAGCATCGAACCGCGCTGCGGTCCCGTTCACCAGCAAGGTCGCGGAATCCTCAGCGTCCTCGTTGGCCTTGACCTGTGCGGCCAGATCGTCGATTTCCTTCATGGTTTCTCCTTCCGAGCATGGATTTAACTGCAACAAAGTCCGCCGCCCTTGTGGTCCCTGAACACACCAATCCACGCGTGTTTTCAGAGATTTAGGGGAAGCCAGAGACGGTCAGGAGGGGGTGTAGCTATATCGAAACCCGCTGCCGAGCGGGCTGTACGCTACGAAAGCGATGCCCAGTTCGCGCGTGGTGGGGAGAATTTCGTCCTCGGGGTCGCGTGTCCATAGGGAATACTCGGTTTCGAGCGCGGCAATAGGATGGGCGTTGTGGGCACGGCGAATCGTTTCCGCGGAGGCTTCGGACAAACCGATAAATCTGATTTTTCCTTCGTGGACAAGCTCGGCGAGCGCGCCAACGGTTTCTTCAATCGGCGTTTTGGGATCGACGCGATGCTGATAGTACAAATCGATGACCTCGACACCGAGACGCTTCAGGCTGGCGTCGCAGGAGGCACGGACGTAAGCACGAGTCCCGTTGACAC